CACCACACGTCGGGCGAGTGAGATGGCCGACAAGATGGCCGCGACGTTCCACGGCGGGCACGATTGGAGCAGGTCCCACGACATCCGGGGCGATGGCGTGGTCACGAGATGTCCGGGCGACTGCCCGGCACACGATAGATGGAAGAAGGAGCACGAAGGTGGCGATGGTGGCACAGCAGGCTGACGTTGTGGACAAGACGGTGGCGGTGATGGCGGCGTGGTACTCCACGCACCACGTCCCGGCGGTGTTCAGGGGAACCGACCCGCTGATCCTGAAATGGGCCGAGCGGCTGTCCGGCGGTGACTGGCGACGCTGCGTCACGGACGACGGTGGCGTCACGATCGTGGTGCACAACAGGGCGGTCTGGTGAGCGCGCACCGCTGCACCCGCCGACGCTTCCTGACCGCGCAGGCGATCCTCGCCGGGGCGGACGCCGCCAGCGCCATCGAGGCCGTCTCGTCCACGGCGCTGGCGCACCCGGAGTGGGACATGGACGAGGTGCGAGACTGGGACGACTGGATCAGAGGTGATGCCGATGCCGTTCCGCAGCGAGAGGCAACGTCGGTACCTGTGGGCGAAGCACCCGGACATAGCCCGGCGCTGGACCAAGAAGTACGGGTCGAAGATCGTCCGCCGCAGGCGGAAGAGGGCCAGACGTCGTAAGCGGTGACCTCCGTGAGACGATGAACGGGTTCCCCGTTGAAAAGGACCATGATGGCTGAGCCCGTCGTCTGCTGGAAGATCGACCCCGAGCACGCGACCTGTTATCCGGGGAACTGCGGCTGTCTGGCGACGTCGAAGGCGCTGGAGGATACGCTCTGGCGCGAGCGGATGGTCACCCGGGGCCGCGACACGTTCGTCTCAGGGATGGTCCGGGCCAAGTCTCTGGTGAGGACCTGCACCGGCACGCTGATGGAGGCGCACCGCCGTCGGAGGGCGCGTCGCTACTAGCAGCCGGGGGGCCAGTTCTATAGTGCAGGCATGCCGCGCCGCAGCCAGATCGACGCCAGCCCGCACAAGAGCGAGATCGAGCACCTGTTGATCGACCTCCGCTGGGGGTCGAGGACGGTCGCGAAGTATCTGGAGACCAAGTACGGCGAGGTCATCCCGGACTCGTCGATGCGGACGTGGCGGCAGCGGCGGCTGAGGACGCTGGAGCGGCAGGGCAAGGTGCCCAAGATCTGGCGGGAGGCACCGCCGGAGTCGGACAACTCGGCCCGGGCGCAGGTGCTGAGGCACCTGACGCCGGAGGACACGCTGCCGGACGTGCTGACCCGCCGGATCGCCCTCGCCCGGCTTCAGGAGGCCCGGGTCCGGCTCGACGCGGAGCACGAGTTCGCGATGGGCAAGCAGTTCGCCAGCCAAGGCAGGGAGATAGACCTGCTGAACCGGATCTACGACTCGATCAAGACCGACATGCAGGAACTGGGCATGCTGCCGACGCTGGAGAAGCAGCCCGAGACGCAGGTGACCGTCCACGCGCAGGGCGGGCACGCCGCCGCCATCGCCGCCCCGGTCCCGGCCGACCGGACCGTCGAGCAGTTGACCCACGGCATCGACCCGTCCACGTTGTCGGAGGCCGGACGGACGCTGGTGCTGCTGCGTGGGTCCGAGAAGCCCGATGACGCTTGAACTGCGCGGCGCGCTGGCCGAGATGGTGCGCCGGGAGCCGCGACTGGCCCAACTCAGCGAGGCCGAACTGCTGGAGGCTGCCTGCGCCGTCGACATGGGGCTGTGGTCGGAGGTCAAGCGGGGCTACCACAACGCGGAGGTGCACTGGCTCTGGTACCAGTTGGCCCAGTTCGCCCGCCGTGCCGCCGTGCTCGCCCCCCGCGAGCACGGCAAGAGCGAGATCTTCTCGGTGAACAACGCGGCGCACCACAGCATCTACAGCCCGGGGTTCTGGACGTACATCTTCTGCAACTCCGGCGATCAGGGCGAGAAGATCCTCGCCCGTGCCGTCGCCGCCATCGCGCAGGTCGCGCCGCACCTGACCGAGAACCCGAAGGTGATGCACACCAAGGAGGTCGTGCTCTCCAACGACGCCCGGATCACGGTGCGCGGCTCGGGTGCTGCGGTCCGTGGTGCCCACCCCGACCTGATCATCGGCGACGACGTGCAGGACGAGAACAACACCGCCACGCAGATGCAGCGGGACCGGCTGAAGCAGTGGTGGTTCGGCACCGTCGGCGGCATGGCGCACCCGGGGACGACCCGCGTCGTGCAGATGCGCAAGAGGCCCGCCGAGGTGATGTCGTTCCCGGCGACCCGGATCCTGCTGGTCGGCACGCCGTTCCACAGCCTCGACCTGCTGATGTCCTGCCGTGACAACGAGATGTACCAGTGGCGGCTGTTCGGTGCCGCCCGTCTGCTCGACCCGCACGACTCGGCCGCGCTCTGACGGCCGGGAGACAACCACGAAGGGGAGTCATGTCGGACAAGATCGAGAAACTGCCGGAGGACCCGCGACTGGGAAGGACGATCGTCCACCTCGACGAGAGGTCCCGGCGTTTCATGGTCCGGGGGGCGCTGTTCGACGAGGGCGCTCCGCTGCGGACGAAGACGTGGCGGCGTCCCCCGGCATGGGACCAGAAGCAGACCTCGCAGTGCGTCGGCTTCTCCACGGTCGGGATGATCAAGAGCCAGCCGATCACGTCCATGGTCCCGCTCGCCGCACGGCGCGACGCCAAGCCCGACGTGCTGTACCACGAGGCGCAGAAGATCGACGAGTGGCAGGGGGCGGAGCCCTCGTACTACGGGACGTCGTGTCTGGCCGGGGCCAAGGTGGCGCACCACCGGGGCTGGATCCCGGGGTACCGGTGGTGCTTCGGGCTGTCCGACACGCTGCGAACGCTGTCGCACTGGGCCCCGGTGCTGATCGGGATCAACTGGTACGACGGCATGTTCGACCCGGACGAGGCCGGGTTCGTCAAGCCGTCCGGCAGGCTGGCCGGTGGGCACGCGGTGGAACTGCACGGGATCGACCACCGCAAGGAGTACGTCGTGGGCACGAACTCGTGGGGTCTGTACTGGGGGCTGAAGGGCCGGTTCCGGATGGAGTTCTCCGTTCTCGACCGGCTGCTGAGGGAGGACGGCGAGGCGTTCACCGTGGCGGAGACGGTGACGTGAGCCGGTTGCCGATCACCGAGGAGGTCTTCGTCGCCCTGTTCCGGCAGGTGGCGACCAGCACGCTGCGGTCCACCGCCGCTGCGCTCCGGGAGCAGATCAGGGACGGGGTGATAGGCGAGGCCGACTGGGAGGTGGCGATGTACCAGATGGCCACCGTCATCGCCGAGATGACCCCGCCGGAACTGCACGACATGGTGGAGCAGGCGGTGGTCACCTCCGGGGTCAGCGTCGAGTGGGCGTCGTGACCGTCTCGCCCCGGGTCTGGCCGGACGGCTTCCGGTCGCCGAACCAGCGGCTGCGCCCCGAACTGGGAGGAACGGTGGAGAGAGTGGTCCGACCCGGACTGGACGGTCTGGTCCGGGTGCTCTGGACGATCCCGAAGACGCCGCCGTCGATGAACGTCTGGGAGTCGATGCACTGGGCAGCCCGGGGTCGCACCAAGAACGCATGGCTGGAGTACATCTCGATCTACAGCCGCCGCGACTCGGTGCCGCCCTCGGAGTGGGTCTACGCCTCGGCCCAGATCGTGTTCCGGCGCAGGGCGCACCGCGACCTGAGCAACTACGACGCCGTGCTGTGGAAGATCTTCCCCGACGTGCTGATTCGCGCGGGAGTGATCAGCGACGATACTGAGAACGAGATGCGGCGGGGGAAGGTCTCGCTGATCTCGGACAAGAGGCTGATGGGCGTGTACTCCGACCCGAGGCTGGCGGGGTTCACGCGCATCGCCCTGATCGCGAAACCGAAGGAGTAGCCATGGGAACCAAGGGCGGAGGCACCCAGCGCGGGGGCCCCGGAAGCACGTCCACTGGCGGGTCGAGAGCGGGAGGAAGCAGTGCGGGGTCGAAGAGGAGTACTGGCGGTGCTGGCGGCCGTGCTGGCGGCAGCAATGCTGGCGACGCGCCAAGTGGCCCTACGGGTGGCCCGTCGGACGTTGAGACGCACATGGCCCACCTCCAGACGGTGATCGACCAGACCTCGGCGTCCGACGAGGGCAAGGCTGTCATCGAGGCCGCGAAGAAGGAACTGAGCCAACTGAAGCGGTCCGCCAAGGCGCGTCGGGAGTTCGACCAGTCGGCGGCCCGGGCCCGCGAGGGGGAGTCGAAGCCCAAGGATGGCTGACAACCGGGAGCGGGCGGCCGTCATCGAGCGGGTGTACGACGGGGACACGGTGTTCCTGACCGTCGACATGCTGCTCTTCAAGATGGCCGACGTGTCCTGTCGGCTGGCCGGGCTGAACACCCGGGAGATAGGCACTCCGGGCGCGGGCGAGGCGCGGGACTTCCTGATGACCCTGCTGCCACCGGCTCGCCGGGTGGTGGTGCGGATCATCCGGCTCGACAAGTACGCCGGGCGCTTCGACGGGGTGATCGTCGCTGGAGCGGTCAACGTCAACGACGAGATGGTCCGACAGGGATGGGCCGCGCCATGGGACGGCAGTGGCGCGGCCCCGCTCCCGGCGTGGCCGCGCGTCGTCGCCACCGGGCTGCGTGCCAGTCCGCACTGGAAGGGCGTCGATGTCTGACTACGTGCAGGACTTCCCGCAGGACGAGAACGACCTCGACCCGGCGATCGCCCGGCTGCTGGACAACCACGAGGCGCTCTGGCCGGAGCGCTGGCCGATCCGGGCGATCCCGGACTGCGACTTCGACTGCCCCAACTGCCCGGCGCAACTGGCCTGCCTG